GGTGAAAATACTAAAATTAATTTTAAGAATGAATTAATTACTGCTACAGGTGAAACCTATATTAAAAATAAAGAAGAATTAAATCAATTATCACGTGTAGAATTAGAAAAAGAAAAAAAAATAGCTATATTTAATGCTATGCAATATTATAAAATATTATCTTATAAAACATTTCATAAAAAAGTATTAGGAGAAAAAATTATTGAAAAAAAAATTGTTAATAATAATAAAATTAAATCTTATAAAAAAAATATAAAAGGTGAATTTGAAAGAGAAATTGTTATTGATAAAATAATAAATATTAATAATTCAGTTATTATTGTGGATGAAGCACATAATATAACATCTAATGAATTTGGTGAAGCTTTAAAAAAAATAATCATTAATTCAGAAAACTTACGTGTTATATTATTAACTGCTACACCAATGATTAATTATGCTGATGAAATAGTAGATTTATTAAATTATTTACGCCCACATGATGATCAAGTACATAGAAATAAAATTTTTACTAATGAAAAAGATTATAATATGAAAATAAAAGAAGGAGGAATTGAATATTTAAAAGATAAAGCACGAGGTTTTATTAGTTATTATAGAGGATCAATTCCTTATACATTTGCAAGTCGTGTAGAAAAAGGAGTTATTCCTAATGGTATGTTATTTACACCAATTATAAAATGTTATATGGAACCTTTCCAATATAAAACATATGAAAATGCAAATATTACTGATATTTTAGAAAAAAGTAATGTATCTTATTTTATTTTTCCTGGTGCTAATTTTGCATTTCCTGGATTAAATAATACAAAAACAGATCTTATTGGATATTATTCAAATGATGGTATTAATACTGTTTTATCACAAATTAATACGGATGGACCAAAATTGAGAGAAATAATAAATAAAAAAATATTTAATGGTTCATTAACAGTATATGAAGAAAATAATTTATTATATGAAAATGAAAAAAAAAATATTTCAGGATTAATTTTTAAAATGCCATATGTTAAACAATTTTCTATTAAATTTTATAAAATTATTAATAAACTTTCTAAATTATATGATAATAAAAAAGGTTGTTGTACAGCATTTATTTATTCTAATTTTGTTGAATCAGGAATTAAATTATTTGCAGAAGCATTAATTCAAAATGGATATTTAGAATATCAAGAAAATTATAATAATTATAATATTAAAGATAATACACTTGATTATAAAACTGGATTAACATATAGTGAATTAAAAAGTAAAAATATTAATGATTTTAAACCGGCAGTGTTTTTATTATTAACTGGGAGTAACGATGATTCAAGTGATGATATACCTGAAGTTAAACAACGAATTATAAGAGAAATTTTTAATCATTCAAATAATATTAATGGTAAATATATTAAATTTATATTAGGATCTAAAGTTATGAATGAAGGTGTTACATTAAAAAATTGTAAAGAAGTGCATATGTTAGATGTATTTTATAATATTCCTAAATCCGAACAAGTTATAGGTAGAGTTGTAAGAATTTGTGTACATAATGATGTTATTACAGATACATATAAATTTCCTAAAGTTAATATTTATCGCTATGCTATTTCAATAGATGATAAAGAAAAAGATAAATTATCATCAGATGAATTATTATATCAAAAAGCAGAATATAAATATTTAATTGTTAAACAAATTGAAAGAGCATTAAAAGAAATTGCATTTGATTGTCCATTATTATTACATGGTAATGTATTTCCTGAAGAAGTAGAAAAATATAAAGATTGTGTACCACCAACATTAGAAAATATAAAATTAAAAAAAAATATATGTCCAGCGTTATGTGATTTTACAACATGCAATTTAAAATGTGATTCTAAATTATTAAATGATAAATATTGGGATAATGAAGATTATAAAGAATTAAGTAAAAATGAAATAGATTATAATACATTTAATGATAATTTAGCATTAAATGAAATAGATATTGTAAAAAGTTATATTAAAAATTTATATAAATTTAAATATGTTTATTTATATGATGAAATTAAAGAATTAATTAAAAAAGCATTATTACCACACCAAGCAAACTTATTTGATGATTATTTTTTAGATCAAGCATTAGAATATATGATACCTAAAAATGAAAATGAATTTAATAATTTTAATGATATTATATATGATAAATATAATAGATCAGGATATTTAATACAAAGAGGAAAATATTATATATTTCAACCATTTAATGAAAATGAAGATGTTCCAATGTATTATAGACAATATATTCAAATTAATCAATCTAATCAAATATCATTAAATAATTATATTAAATATAAATATGATAATATTATTACAAATAAAGATGATAATAAATTAAATATTGATAATAAAGTAATAATTGATTTATATAATTTTGATGATACATATGAATATTATAATAATAGACCAGAAAATTTTATAGTTGGTATTATTGATAAAAATAAAAATACAAATAAAATAAATATTGATAATTTAGATTTATTTAAAATAAAAAATATGAAAATTAAATTTGAACTTCCTATTAAAGGAATTGTGTGTACAACTAAAGATAAACAATTTATAATTAAGAATTTAAAAAAATTAGATCCTAAATTTAATTATAAAAAATTAACTAAAGAAGAGTTATGTTTAGAATTAAAAAATAAATTATTATATTTAGAAAAATATTCAACTAGTAAAGATAATAATAAAATGACTTATATGATTATTCCATATAATCATCCAACGTATCCATTTCCATATAATTTAGAAGATAGAATTAAAAATTATATTAAAAAAATAATAAATATTGCAAATAGAAATATTGATATTTCTGTAGAAAAAATTAAAAATAATTCTATTATACAATATAAATTAAGTTTTAATAATGATAAATATTTAGATCATATTCATAATGAGTTATTTAATTTAAATTGTAAATTAGAAAATGAAAAATGGATTATTATAATTATTTAATATTACAACGTGGTCTTTGTACATCTAATTCATTTAAAAATGCTAAATTTTTTATATTAGAATTATTATTATTAAATAAATTATTATTCATATCTATATCTATATTCTTCATCATTGTATCCATATCTATTTGTTCACATATAAATAATGCTAAATAAAATATGGAACCAAATATTATACTATTTAATACTAAATTATTTTTCCCATGTTCAAAAAAATTATGAATCTTTATTATTAATGATTGTTTATTTTTTTTTAATATGCACGGTATTGCAAGAGATAATAAACTATATATAATTATACCAATCAATGTTATTATTAAATTTTCCATTTATATATTTTAATATTAGAAATTAATTATAATTTATATATAAATTAATTTTATTTTAAAGATTATTTATAATAATTATATTATAATGTTTTGTTATTTATTAGAATATAATAATAATATAATTGGAATTTATAATGAATATGAATTAGCAATTAAATTTATTTTATCTTGTTTTCAAAATAAATTTATTAATGATAATATTATTATTAAAAAATATGAATTAAATAATTCTTTATATTATTCATTTGAAATTATTGATAATACAATATTAAAAAAATATAATATTAATAATTCAGTTAATGATGTAGTAAATAATTCATATGTTAATGATGTAGTGAATAGTTCAGTTAATGATGTAGTGAATAGTTCAGTTAATGGTTCTGTTAATGTATTGAATAGTTCAGTTAATGGTTCAGTTAATGTATTGAATAGTTCAGTTAATGGTTCTGTTAATGATGTAGTTAATAGTTCAGTTAATGGTTCTGTTAATAGTTATATTAATGGTTCTGTTAATAGTTATATTAATGGTTCTGTTAATAGTTATGTTAATGATGTAGTTAATAGTTCAGTTAATGGTTATATTAATGATGTAGTTAATAGTTCAGTTAATGGTTCTGTTAATAATTATGTTAATGATGTAGTGAATAGTTCAGTTAATGGTTCTGTTAATAGTTATGTTAATGATGTAGTAAATAATTCAGTTAATGATGTAGTGAATAGTTCAGTTAATGGTTATGTTAATGATGTAGTTAATAAATCAACATTTGATTATACTAAAATAAAAAATAAATATAATCATGATTCAAATAATTTAAATTTATGTAAAAATTTAAAAGATGACAAAATAAAATTATGTAATGAAAAAAAAGATATACAACATAATATAAATTTATTAAAATTGAAAACAGATAAAATTAAAGAACTTAAACAAATATATGAAAATGATTTAAAATTATTTAATTTATTTAGTGAAAATGTTATGAAAGATTCTAATTTTATAATACCTGAATTGTTTAAAGATAAAAATGATATTTTCATTATATTAAAAAATGAAAATAGATTATCATGGGATAATTTTATTAAATTATATAATAAAAATAATAATGATTATGAAGATTATTTTACTGTAAATTCATATGAAGAATCATTTTCCAATAATATATTAGAAGAAATAATAATATAATATTAAATTAATAATTTCTATAATTTATTAATGTATAGAAATGAAGATATTATTGATATTAATAATAATATTAAAGATATTATAGAAAATGCTAATATATTATATAGAAATAATAATGATCCAACATTTAAAGAAATATATAATTGTTTTGAATTTATTAAAACTTTTTTTATAAAAAAAAAAAGAATATTATATGGTGGATATGCACAAAATTTACTTATTATAAATAAAAATAAAAATGACGGTTTCTATAAAGATATTAATAATATATATCTTCATAATACAGATATTGCAGATTTAGAATTTTATTCTCCTAAACCTATTAATGATTTAATTGAATTATGTGATGAATTATCAAACGCTGGTTTTACACATATTGATTGTAAAGAAGGTTTACATGAAGAAACTTATAAATTATTTATAAATTTTATAAATTATTGTGATGTATCTTATATATCAGAAAATATATATAATAAATTACCTATTATTACTATTAATAATATTAAATGTATTCATCCACATTTTATGTATATTGATTTTTTACGTGTATTTGTTGATCCTATGACTTCATATTGGCGTTTAGAAAAAAGTTTTACTAGATTTAATAAATTAATAAAATATTATCCATTAGATATTATTCCATTTAATATTAATAAATTAATTTCTTTTAAAAATAATGATATATTATATTATATTAAAAAACATATTATACATAAATCAAAGTATATTGTTATTGGATTTTTTGCATATAATTATTATATTAAAAAATATACAAATAAATTCTTAATTAATAATTTATTATATTATGAATTAATATCTAATAATTTAATTGAAGATGGTAATCATATATTAGAAAAATTAACAAAAAAATATGGTAATAAAATTACTGTTAGTGAATTTTCGCCATTTTATGATTTATTTGATAAACGATTTGAATATTATTATAATAATAATTTAATATTATGTTTATATGGTAATAATGAAAGATGTATTGTATATAAATATTCAAATAAAAAAAAAATTTATTTTAGTACATTTAATTTATTAATATTATATTTATTAATTAATTATTATTATTATACTATTAATAATAATAAAAATGCATATTTATATATGATGTTGATAAATAAATTATATGAAATTAAAAATTTATATTTAATTAAATATAATAAATCAGTATTAGATGATACGCCATTTCAAGATTTTAGTTTAAAATGTATTGGAGAACCTATTGAATTAAAAAGAAAAGCAATGTTAAATAAAATAAAAAAATTTAAATATACACCAAAAAAAGGATCAAAGGGAACAATACCATATTATATATTTAATAATAAGTCTGGAAATAAAATAATTAATAATAAATTTTTTAGTTTAAAAAAAATATAAAAAATATTATTATATATATATATATATATATATAATGAATATTGATATAATATTTAATAATAATAATGGTACACAAATAAAAAAAATTAATAAAGCAATTGAAGGTAGCGATGAGACACTTCTAAAAAAAGTAGATATTAATAATCAGGATAAAGTCAATAATTTATTTAATAAATTATATGTTGCTAAATTATTAAATTGTTCAGATAATTTTGAACAATCAACACATAATATAAATGATTATGAAAGTATCCAATTATCAAAAGAAAATGAAAATAAATATATATTTAATGTTAAAGTTAATAATAATATATCTGATTTAGCACAATATGGTGGACGTGCAGATAAAAATAAACAATCTAATTCTAAAAAAGAAATAAAATGTGAATCAAATAAAGAATCTAATATAGTATTAAAAAAATTAAATAAAGGAGAATCAGTAAATGAATCTAATATATTATCAAATAAAGGATCCAAGAAAGCAGGATCTAATAGTGCATGCGTGAAAGAATCTAACCCATTAAACGGAAGTGTAGTCAAGAAATCATCAAAGAAATCATCCAAGAAAGGCTCTAACCCATTAAACGGAGGTGCCGTCATGAAAGGATCAAACAAAGTATCTAAGAAATTATCCAATAAAGGATCTAAAACATTAAACGAGAGTGTTTCCAAAAAAGGATCAAATAAAATATTAAACGGGGGTGCTGCAAAGAAAGGATCTAAAAAAGCATCAAAGAAAGGATCTAAAAAAGCATCAAAGAAAGGATCTAAACTATTAAATGGAGGTGCTGCAAAGAAAGGATCTAAGAAAGCATCTAAGAAAGCATCAAATAAAGCATCAAAGAAAGGATCTAAAAAAGCATCAAAAAAAGGATCTAAAATATTAAATGGAGGTGCTGCAAAGAAAGGATCTAAGAAAGCATCTAAGAAAGCATCAAAGAAAGGATCCAAGAAAGCATCAATGAAAGGATCTAAAAAAGCATCAAAGAAAGGATCTAAAAAAGGATCTAAAATATTAAATGGAGGTGCTGCAAAGAAATCATCAAAGAAAGCATCAAAGAAAGGATCCAAGAAAGCATCAAAAAAAGGATCTAAAATATTAAATGGAGGTGCTGCAAAGAAAGGATCTAAGAAAGCATCTAAGAAAGGATCCAAGAAAGCATCAATGAAAGGATCTAAAAAAGCATCAAAGAAAGGATCTAAAAAAGGATCTAAAATATTAAATGGAGGTGCTGCAAAGAAATCATCAAAAAAAGGATCTAAAATATTAAATGGAGGTGCTGTCAAAAAAGGATCTAAGAAAGCATCAAAGAAAGGATCTAAGAAAGCATCAAAGAAAGGATCTAAGAAATCATCAAAAAAAACATTAAAAAAAGGATCTAAAATATTAAACGGCGGTGCAACTAAAAAAGGATCAAAAAAAGGATCAAAGAAAGGATCTAAAAAAGGATCAAATAAAAGATCTAAAAAAGGATCAAATAAAACATCAAAGAAATGATCAATTAAAACATTACATTATAATTCTAAATAAACAAAATATTAAAAAGATAATTCTTTTAATTTATCAATATTATTTCTATAATATAATACTTTATCCCATGCATCTTTTAATTTAGGTAAAATTAATTTAAAAAATTCATCATTTCTATAAATAGGAGTATTATGAGATACATTTAATTTCCAATAAATAATTTTATGAAAGTAATAATTTTCATAAATTTCTGGATATAAATTTTTATATTGATCTAACATTTTTATAACCCAACTATCATATTGATATATATCCATATCTAATCTTTTAGGATATATATATTTACTTTTCCATTCAATATTATCATTTTCAAATTCTGGTATAAATTTCTTTGGATAAAATTCTAATATAATTCCTTTCTTTAATTTTTTATTTATTTCTATTTTATTTGATTTTACATTTTCTATTTTTACATTATTATTATTATTATAGGTATGTACTGAATCATTACATTCATCTATTAAATAAGCTTCTCTTGTAGGATATTCTGTTATTTTACATTGCCAGAAATCACATAAATTTAAATTACAACATATTAATTGTTGTTGTACTTGACAATAATAATAATTTTTACATATATCACCATTTATTTTTCCATATGTTTTTATATATCTTCTACTAGGACATTTAATTTCTAACATAGTTCCTAATTTATTTGAAAATTTATTATCTAATGTATATTTAGAACATATACCATCAGGCGAAGCACCTAGAAATTCATATTCTTCTGATGGTAAAGCACCAAATTCATAAACTCTTGTATTATAAATATGTTCATAAATATTTTTAGCTACGTCTTCATATTTTTTACCATGTGCAACATCTTTATTATCATAAAATGGAAAATTAGGATCACATTTTTTAATTATAAATTTTTCTATAGTTTCATATTGATTTTGCCCAACAGCAGCACCAGTATCAGAAGCTGTAATTCTATTATATCTATATTCATACCATTCTTTTGATCTTTGAATAGGTTGATGTAAATTTTTTAATTTATTAAATTGATTTTCTAACTCTTTATATTCATCTGGTATACTTATATCATCATATAATTGTTCATATTCTCTAATACAATTATTACCATCATTAAAACATATTATTTTATTATATTTAAATATTGGTGTATAATATATATTTAAAATTTCTTGTATTAAATCTAACGTTATAAAATTAAAATTTAATTTAGATTTTAAACTATTAAAAATATCATATTTAATAGTTAAAATATTATTAAAATTTAATTCTATATCTTGTTGATTTAAATATTTTACTATTTTATTTATTAATAAATTCAATTTACCAAATGACATTAATGAGAATATTAAAAATATTCTTTAAATAATATTAAACGCATTTTTTTTATATTATATATTTACCATCAATATACTGTAAATCTATTAATGAAATAATTTTACCATTAATTTGATCATATTTTACTTTTTCTTTTTTTGTTAAATTTTTATTATGTATTAATTCTATTAATTTATTTTTCAAATTAGTTTTATCTAATTCATTGTCTAATTTAATATTATTTACAAATTCTTTAATTTTAATTATTTTATGTATTACATTTAATTTATTCCATGATTTTTTGTATAATGTATCATCATTTAAAACTTCTGATTCATTATTTGTATTTGTATTTGTATTTATATTAATGTTTTTATTTTTATTTTTATTTAAATTATCTATATATTTTAATAACCAACTATTGTCTCCATTTGATTTTAATAAATATATTGATAAAGTTTCATAATAATCTATATTTAATTGACATATTAAATTATTTATATTATAATTAATATCTCCATCTAGTTGAATATTATTCATTTATTATATATATATATATAAAATATATCTTTAACCATATTAAAATGCAATTTATAAATAATCATTTGTTTTTATTAAATTATTGAAAAATAATAATAAAATACCTATTAATATAAATAATATTGCACTAGAAAACAAACGTAATGGTGTTTCAAATATATATATAAATGGATTTTCTTTTTTTAATATTTTATCAATTATTATAAAAAAAGATTCTCTAATATCAATTAATAATTCATCTATATTTTTTTTATGCGGATATTTATTATCATTTATATTTTCCATTATATAATAATTTATAAAAAAATTGATTTAACAATATATTATAATTAATATGTTATATTATAGTAATTATAATGTTATATATGTCATGCCCAACATGTGGTACTTTTTTAGGTCAAAAAACTATTCAATTTGAAATTAATAAAAAAAAAATATGTGATGATCCTACTATTTTACAAGAAGATAAAGATATTCAAATTACAGAATTATTATTAAGTTTAGGATTAGATAATTATTGTTGTAAAATGAGATTTATGACATATAAAGATATTGTTGATATAATATTACCTATTACATGATAAAAATTGATGATTAATATTTATAGACTTAATTTAATATTATTATTAATGAATAAAACTTTAATTAATGATGGATTTACTATAGTAGACCAAAATGGCAATGAAGAAATAATTCATATTCCATATAATATTAATAATATTTTAATTAATGAAAAAGATATAATTAATATTTTATTACAATGTAATGTTAATATTGAAAATATTAATAATATTGATATTTTTATACAAGCTTTTACGCATAAATCATATTATAAAAAAGAAGTATTCACATTTAATATATTAACTATAGCAAAACAAGAATTAGGTAATCCAAATAATTTAGTTGAACTACAAGAAAATAGTTATGAACGTTTAGAATATTTAGGAGATAGAGTTTTAAAATTAATAGTTAGTAATTATTTATTTCATAGATATCCAAAACAAGATGAAGGATTTATGACAAGATTGCAAACTAAAATTGAAGATAAAAAAAATTTAGCATTTATGTCTAAAGAATTAGGATTAAATAAATTTTTTATTATATCTAAACAGATTGAATCTATTGGGGGGAGAAATTTAGAAAAAATACATGAAGATATTTTTGAATCATTTATAGCAGCATTATATTTATCTAATGGTTTTGAACCATGTTTATTATTAATTACTAATTTATTAGAAACATTAATTGATTATTCTGAAAAATTATATTGTGATAATAATTATAAAGATCAATTATTAAGATATCATCATTATTCAAAATGGAAACCACCTACATATGTATTAATACATTTTGAAGGACCTCCTCATAAAAGAAAATATATAATGGGAGTTGAAAAATCTTGTAATGAAATTAGTGATGATAATAATAATAAAAATATAGGTGAATTAAAAAATTTAAAAAATAATATTGATAATAAGAATAAATTTAAATATTTAAAAAAGAACTGTATAAGTTTTGGAATAGGTATTTCTAAAAAAGAAGGTGAACAAAATGCATCTAAAATGGCTTTAATTATATATGGTGTATTAAAAGAAGATCAATATTCTAGTTCTGATATTTATTATCCTAATTGGGATAATATGGAATTAAATAATGAAGATTTATCTAATTCTGAATAAACGCATATTATATTTATTATATAAATAAATAAATTATCTTTTTTTATAAATAATGGAAACTACTAATTATCAATCTATATTTTTTTCTAAAGATATTATATCTAATCTAAATAAAAAAATATTAAATCAATTAAATCTATTTAATTTAAATAAAGAAGGTAAACAAGAAATTATTAATATTTTAATTAAAAGTATGAAAACAGTATATAAATCTATTAATTCATCTAAAATTAATAATACAAATTTTAATTCTATATTTGAACAATTTAAATTATATTCAGTTAATGAATCTATTAATGAATTAAACAAAACAGATATACTTGTAAATTATCAAAAAAATTCATCTGAAATTAAATTTAATCGTGATTTTAAATCTAATCCTAATGATGGAAACAAAGTATTTGATCGTCCTGAATCTACTAAACAAATTAAAGAGAATTTCCAATCAATTGATTATTTTGATAAACCAAATAATATAAAATTAACACAACCTATAAGTAATGTATCCCCTTTAGATCATGCATTTAAACCAATTAGTGATGAATTAACTGAACAAATGCATTTTAATAATTATGATACTGGTAGAAGTAAAGATATATCATCTAAAATGGAAAGTATACAAAAAATAAGACAAACTGAAGCAAATATATTAAGTCAAAGGCCACCCACTCCTGAATTTTTAAAATCAAAGAAAACAAGTAATGATAATAATGATAATAATAATAATAATAATAATAATAATAATAATAATGAATTTACATTTACTGATTTTACTAATGATATATATGATGTATATAGTTTAGAAAATATTGATAAACCATTAATAACATATGAAATACAGGAAGATACTAGTAGTTTTGAAGATAGAATGAAAAAATTACAATCTGATAGAGGAAATATAACAATTCCAACTAATGGTTCAACTATTGATTTTACAAATGATAATTTTCCTAAATCTAATATAAATAATAATTTAATAAATGAAAATAAACAAATACAGCATAAACAACAAGAAATACAGCATAAACAACAACAAGAAATGCAATATAAACAACAACAAGAAATGCAGCATAAACAACAACAAGAAATGCAGCATAAACAACAACAAGAAATGCAATATAAACAACCACAAGAAATGCAATATAAACAACAACAAGAAATGCAATATAAACAACCACAAGAAATGCAGCATAAACAACAACAAGAAATGCAATATAAACAACCACAAGAAATGCAATATAAACAACAACAAGAAATGCAATATAAACAACCACAAGAAATGCAATATAAACAATCACAAGAAATGCAATATAAACAACCACAAGAAATGCAATATAAACAACAAATGTCACATAATAATATAAATAAAATAGAAGAAAATATGAAAAATATGAATATAGAAATAAAAGATTCATATATATTAAAAGAAAATATTGATTTAAAAAATCAGATACAATTATTAAATAACCAAATTAATGAATTAACAAAATTAAATATATTAAAAAAAGAAATAACAAATGAATATGATTTATTAAAACAAAAAAATGAAGATTATGAATTAAAAATATTAAATTTAAAAAATATAGAAAATGCAAATGCAAAACAACAATTTGAATTAAATATTAAAGAAAAAGAAATATTAAAAAATGAAAATGATTTATTAAATATGAAAAAACAATATGATAATTTAAATAAATTACAATATTTACAATTAGAAATTTCAAATATAAATAATATATCAAATTATACTTTTAATTTAAATACACCTATAGAAAATGTAATTTCTATTAAATTAATCACATATTCTATACCTTTCCATAAATATAATATAGAAAATAATAAAAATAATTTATTATCTTTAAAAAAAAATAATGAAGATATAAATATTTTAATAGAAACTGGTAATTATAATATTGATAATTTATTATTAACTATTAATAATGAATTAAATAAATATAATATAAAGATATATATTAATATTAATCAACATATTATAATAGAATCAAATAGTGATGAAGATTTAATAGAAATTATTGAAACAAATTTATCAAAATATATTTTAGGTTTTATTAATAATAATAAAGAAGATATCGTATTATATGATATACCAGAATTTAAAAATAAATTAATATCTAATAATATATGGGATTTAAGAATAGAAAATAAAATATATTTATATATTAATAATATATCTACTACAATACCATTTGGTATATTATATGATAATTATTATTCTATATGTCAACTAAAATTTAAAGAATTATTATTATTTGATAAATTTGAAATTTCATTTAAAGATTCTTATAATTTAAATTATGATTTTTATAATTTACCTCATACATTAAGTTTTATAATAGAAAAAATAAATAATTAAAAATTATTATTTCTAAAAAATATATTTCTATTTTTTTGCATTTCATCATCTAATACAATATTATTAATAACATCATCAAATAATATATTATTAACTAATTTAACAATAAAATAAATAGAGTAAACCCCACATTCAGTATTTTTATATTGATGTTGTATATTATTATATCTAATATCCATTGTATTTATTAAATTTTTAACATGTATATTATTAAATTTTTTATTTTTTATATTATCTAAAACTTCAAGAATAGGTAAATTTATATTATATTTTTTATAATATAAATATTGAAGTATTTTATTCATAAATTTTTTAATTCTATATTTTGGTTTTCTTCCAGTAGAATCATAATAATAAATTTGATTTTTTACTAAATCAGTATATAAACCAACCCAATGTGATCCAGATTTATAATGTTCATCTAAATTTATAACTAATCCAATTTTATGTTTACCATCATTTTCTAATTCTTTAAAATTAATATTATATATTTCTAATATAGGTAAATCTTCAAAATCATATGGAACAGCGCCTAGAAATAAAAAATCATTATGTAACATATGATATTGATATATTACATCATTAATATGTTTAGTACTTAACCAATCATATTTATTTGAAGGACCATAAGGTCTAAATGTATTATATAATAATTCATCATCTTCTAATTCTTTTATTATATTTAATTTTAACCAGCATGTTTGAGATGAACATTTATTAGATAATTTTTCAGTTAATTCATTCACTAATTCTTCTTTATTATTAGATATATTAATTTTATTTATATTATTTGTTTCATTATATTTATTTATTATTTTTAATAATGATTCATATGAAAAACAAGATCCATCAGTATATGTTTTACTTGGTGCACACTTTTTTTCTTCTAATAATACATTTTTTGAAGATTTCATATATAATTTATATAGAAAAATATAATCTACTATATAAATATATGTATAAAAGAAAATATTATAAATATAAAATTAAATATTTAAATATTATATTAAATACATCTGATATATTAAAAAAGCATAATAATAAAATATTATCAATTAATCAAGCAAAAAATAATGATGATGAATGTAATAAAATATTAGCAACTGATGATGATAAAATAAAGTTTAATAAAATATTAGAAATTAATCAAGCAAACAATAATGATGATGATGATGATGAAGATAAATGTAATAAAATATTAGCAACTGATGATGATAAAAAAGAGTTTAATAAAATATTTGAAATTAATTTAACAGAAGAAGATAAGAAAGAGTTTAATAAAATATTTGAAATTAATTTAACAGAAGAAGATAAGAAAGAGTTTAATAAAATATTATCAATTAAGCAACCAGAATATGATAATAAGTGTAATAACATATTATCAAAAGATGATAATAAGAAAATGTTTAATAAAATATTTCTAGAAAATGATGATGATGATAATAAAATATTATCAAAAGATGATAATAAGAAAATGTTTAATAAAATATTTCTAGAAAATGATGATAAGAAAATATTTAATAAAATATTTCTAGAAAATGATGATGATGATAATAAAATATTATCAAAAGATGATAATAAGAAAATGTGTAATAAAATATTTCTAGAAAATGATGATAACAAATTAAAAAAAAATAGTTTATCAAATATAAAACAAATGTTTAATATGAATGATATTCAGAATCAGTATTATGAATTAGAAACTGATGAAAAATATGAAATTTCTAAATTAAAAAATTTAAAATTATTAGATGAATATAATTCTGCCAATGATGTTTTAAAAAAAATAATTGATAATGCATCAACCGAAGAAAATGTTTTTGATGATAATAAATGTTAATAATTAAAAAAATTGATAATATAATATATTAAATATATTATATTAATAATTAAATATAAATGTCTAAATTTAAAATTAAAAACATAAATTTATTATCAAATTGGAATTATAATATATCATTAAATACAGATTGTTCAATATGTAGATGTAATTTAAATGAAAACAGTATTTATATTAATAATAATTTGGATTCTTATGTTGTACAAAGTACATGCGGTCACGCATTTCATTATGAATGTATTAATATATGGTTTTCTAAAAGTAAAACATGTCCATTATGTTCTACTGAATGGATTTATAATAAAGAATCATAGGTTTAAACAATTATTTATTATAAATATAATGAATAATATTTATATTGATATTAATGAAATTGGTATTGATGAAGCAGGTAGAGGTTCATTATTAGGAAGAGTATATGCTGGTGCTGTTATATGGAATCAAAATATAAAAGAATGTAATTTAATAAACGATTCTAAAAAATTAACATCAAAAAAAAGAAAAATAGCATTAGAATGGATTAAAAATAATGTTACTGCATGGGGGGTAGGTTATGCGGATGAAAATGAAATAGATAAAATTAATATATTAGAAGCTACAAAATTAGCTATTAATAGAGCTATTGAAGCATTGTTAACAAATTTTAATTTAAATAAAGATAATATTAAACATATTATAATTGATGGATGTGGATGGAATAATATGTCAAATGATTATAATATTATATCTATTATAAAAGGTGATTCTAAATATTATTCAATAGCGGCAGCATCAATTATAGCAAAAGAATATCATGACGAACACATAAATAACTTATGTATAGATGAACCTGATTTACATAATAAATATTATTTATTAAATAATGTAGGTTATGGAACAAAAAAACATATAGAAGGTATAAAATTATATGGTTTATCTAAATATCATAGAATTACATATAAAATAAAAAAATTATAATTATATTATATTTAAATATTTATTTATTTTAGAAATAATATAATTTTGACTAACTGCATACCCATTTTCATAATCATTAATAATATTTATATTTATATTTAATTTGTTTGCTAAATCACGTTGTGAAAGTTTTAATGATAATCTAGCTTGTTTTATTTTTAATCCATATTCTTTAGTTATCATGGTTTGTTGATTTTCATTTTCATTTTTATTTTCATTAATTATATTTGTAATAGACTCTTTTTTATTTACTATATTTTTTTTAAAATAATTTTTATTATAGGTTACAGTTATCCAGTCGGGATCAATATATTCTGTCATATTATATATAATCATATATTATATATCTTTAAATAATTTTTAATAATTAAAAACCATTTTAGCAGTACCTAAATGAATAACAAATAAATTATATGATTTATATATAAATTTTAAAATTAAATTTTTATTATAAGGATTTATAATATTATTATTATATTCATTAATAAATAATGGATTAAATATAATATTATATTGTTTTAATTTTAATTCTTTTAAATTAATTGTTCCTGATGGTTGTGTTTCTTCAGGATATAATGAAAAACTTTGATAATAAATACCATATGGTAAAATATTATTTAAATATTTATATGATAAAAAATAAGTATAATAATTATTATTAACATTAGTAAATAATAAATCTAATTGATTTAATATTATTGATTGCGAATCAATAATATTATTTATAAAATAATAATCATAATTATATAAAAATTCTAAATTTGGACCATACTTATATAAACCATCTATGAAAATTTGAGGTTTAATAAACCATATTAATTCTTTACATGGTTTACATAATGATAATTCACAATTAAATGATGGTGTTAATGAATTAATATTATAAATATCTTCATAAAATGTTTCAACTATATATTCTAATTTTGATTTAGCATATTTTTGTCTTTCTATATCATCAAGATATATAAATTCACCTATTAATTGTATATTTGGATTTTGTATAATACTATAATATATATTAAAATCAATATATGGATAATATGATCCTATTATTTTTTTTATATTATTATTACTTATAGTACTAATATTTGTCATAAAATAAATCCATTGATTTTTATTAATAATATAATTTATATTATTACCATTAATTCCATTTAATAATTGTATTTCTATATTGGTCAAATTAGGTTTTAACATATGGGTTATTTCATTATTTGTATAAGATGTTCCATATGTTGTTAATAAATAATTAATATCTGAATCAGATAATGCATTAAAATGTAATTTTATTAATTCATTATTTATATATATACATTTATAATTAATATATTTATATTTTATATTAATATTATAACTAGTATATAGTAATTTTGTATTTAATATTATAGAATTTGTATAATCTATATTTATATTTAATAAATCATCATAAATTTTTTCAAAATTTTGAAAACTAATTATTTTTTCTATATTATTTATTTTTACATTTATAATAACACTTGTATTATTTAATGCAACTAAAGGTAAACTATTACCTGAATCTTTACAAAACCAAAATATTAATGGAATTATTATTTTAGTCCCACCCTTTCCATTTGTATTAAATGAATATAATGATTCATCATGACCTATCATTTTATAATAATTATCAATATATTCATTATTAATATGATGTAATTGTTGTATATGTAAAATTTCATTAGAATATTTATCTATTTCTACACCACCTATTTCTAATGAAATATTTTCAAAAAAATGATGTCCTAAATATTTTGAAAAATTAAAATTGATCTGTGAATTATTTTGTTTTATCTTTTTTTGATTTAAATAATAATTTAATTTATAATTATAATAATCTAAATAATTAACCATATTAGAATACATATTAGTTATATTATTTATTATAAAAGTTCTATTAATATATTTTGTAGAATCGTATATTACATCATTAGTTATTAATAAATTTATATTATTGATATAACCTGATATATCAATTATAATATATATTTTATTATCAATTTTATTTTTATATAAATCTTTTGATATTTTAAAAGTATAATTAAATTTACTTACTTCATTTTGTAATAATGTTAAAGTGATATTTTCAGTTTGTAAATATTTAATTAATTTACGATATAATATTATTTCAATATCAACAAATCCTTTTAAATTTTCATACAAATTATACCATAAACTATAATTAGTATCTAAATTTATTATATTTAATTTTTTTTGATTTATATAATCTTGATTAGTTATATATGAATCTGAAAATATTAAATATGGTAAATCAACTTCTAAATAACATCTATATAATGCATCACCTATTTTATTTAAAGTAAATGTGATATTATTATTATATGATGTTGATTGATCAGGTAATATATTTTTAAATTCACATGCAAAATTAACATATTTCTTAAATATTTTTCTAAAGAATGTTATTTCTGGATTTATTGTTAAATAAATATCTTGTTTTCCAGCTAAAACTAATTGAATCAAACCTCCGGTCATTTATTTTAATGAGTTTATTAAAATATAAAATATTTATATTTTTAATATGAAATTATTAAATTTTAAATTTATATTATTAGTAGTAATAGCAATTGCAATATATTTAATATATAAAGAATTAGAATTTTTAAATATTAAAATTAATAATTTATTAATTAGAATTAATAATAAATCATATAATGAATGCGAATGTGAATATGATTCTAATATAGAAATAGCTTCTAGTTTATTTGATAATAATTATTTTTTTCCTAAAAATATTAAATCTAATGAAAATAAAAATATTAAATCTAATGAAAATATTCAATCTAATGAAAATAAAAATATTAAATCTAATGAAAATATTCAATCTAATGAAAATGAAAATATTAAATCTAATGAAAATATTCAATCTAATGAAAATAAAAATATTAAATCTAATGAAAATGAAAATAAAAATATTAAATCTAATGAAAATATTAAATCTAATGAAAATATTCAATCTAATGAAAATAATTTAAAAGAATTATTAAATAAAATAGAAGATTTAAATAATGATACAAATACAAGTGAAAGTGATAACACATGTAATAATTTAAATAATTTAGTAATATATTCAAATGAGAATGATAATAAAAATAATAATAATAATGATAATGATAATGATAATATAACATTTAATTATGATAAACAAAAAAATAATCAAAATATTACTGAATCTGATATATTATCAAACTGTCATGAGGATATAGTAAATTCAGAATATGCAAAAATGAAATTTAATGCTATTAAAAAAATAGCAGAATCATTAAATATAAAATTATCTAATAACAAAAAACAAAAAACAAAAAGTATATTAATAGCAGAAATATTACAAAAAAAAAAAATATCTAATTAAATTATAATGGAAGATTATGGTATGGATAATATATATTGGAAACAAGGATGCCCAGCTTTAATGAGTGATGGAAGACTTTTAACAAATTATAATAGAGGAAGAATAATAGATCAATCAATTAAAACAATTAATAAAATAGAATCTGCACAAGAGTATAAATATTTTTTACAAAATAATGGTGAAAATATAATTAATAATGAACGTGATTATATAAATAAGAAAACAACATGTTCGCCTAATAATGCATGTTATAAATTATTATAATAATATTTTAATTATGTTTAAAATATTAAATTTTTTATCATTATTTATAATGAATAAATATGATAAAAATTTTAAAGGTAATATAATTTTGTCTGATACAAAGAAAATAACAGAATTATTTAATAAAATATATAAATTAGATACATATGATTTATTACAATATATTACTATTAATCAAATTGATTTAAATTATATTAATAACAATGGTGATTCATTAATACATGAAGTAATTAATTTAGATAATATTAAATATACAGAATTATCTAAATTAAATATAATAAAATTTTTAGTACAACATGGTATAAATCCAGATATGCCAAATAAAATAAATAAAACACCTTTACATCTAGCTTGTTATTTCCAATTTGAAAAAATAATAGAATATTTATTAACATTAAATATAAATGTAAATTATCAAGATGATAATGATAATACAGCATTACATTATTTATTTTTAGGAAATATTAAAAATTTAATTAACAATAAAACAACTGATTTTATAAAAAATTTATCCAATACTAATAATGATAATGATAATAATATTATTAGTAATATACATAAAAATTTATGGGTTTTATTAAAAGAAGAACCATTAATTGATTTATTACAAAAAACAATAAATAAGTTTTATATTAATAATGAAGAAGTTATTATTATTAAAAATAAATATGTTGAATTATTAAAAGAAAGTATTGATAATAATAAGAATGATTTAATTATTAATATGAAAATTGATTTATTAAAATTACTTGATTCTAAATTAGATAATAATTTAGAAGATATAGTAATACATCAAATTAATGAAAATTCATGGGAATGGACACCGCATAATAATATTAATACTAATCAATTATCAATTATAAAAAATGGTAATGGTAAACAAATTAGGAAAGATTTAGAAACTTATATTAATAATATTAAAGATTATAATTTAAAATATACACCTAACAATGCATTAAACTATACTTTTCAATCATTAAGTTATATATATTCACAATTATTAAATTCAAATATATTAAAAACTGTACCTGCAATTAGAGAACGACCTAATCCACCTTTACCTGCTGTTCCTCCTAACCCTCCTAACCAACCTTTTCCTGCACGAATAGAATATCGTGTTGTTATTGACAATTTTAATCCAGCTAATATTAATTATGATGATTACCGTCATACTTTTGCATTAGATAATGCATCTGATATTATTAATATTAAAACTTTAAAATATATGGGTGGTCCACGTACTGAGCATATAGTATATCCTCCTTATGAATTAGCACGATATAATAGTGATACTCATCAATTTGAATACCGTTATATTGAAATTTGGTATGAATATATAAAAATTAAACAACTAAGTATTGAAAAAAAAATATTATATATGTTATGTATACCTGTCAATTTTAATAATATATTTAAAATTGATAATATTACATTTGATATATTTAATTTAATACATCAACCTATTCTTATAGGTGCATTTAATAATAATATTGGTATTAATGGTACACAAGATATTCATGATATACGTAATGATTTTGTAAATCCACAACTAATGTTTACATTAGATTTAATACTAAATCTAGTAGGACAACCACAATATTCAACAGGAGGACCTGTTGCTGTAATGGGTCACCCTAACTATTTTCATAATATTCATAATATGGCAATTCCATTATATAATCTTCCCAATAATTTAAATAGTGGAGATTATGAAGATATAATTGTTTATATATATTTTAGTTATTATGCTATTTTACAGCCTGACATAATGGAAACATTACCACGTGATAATACATTATTAACAATATTATTAAATAATATTAATTTAGTGCCATTACCTGTACATGATAATATACCTAATTTTAGTAATAATGCATTTGCTATTAAATGGTATAATATATATATTAATAAAATTACAAACAATAGACAAATGTTAGGATCATGGATATTATGTATGTGGTATGATTTAAAATGTAAATATTCTCCACATAATTTAAAATGTATTGTACCATTTAGATTAATTATATTAATATCTGCATTATCTATTAATAATAATAATAATAATATAGAAACAAATATAAACAATGCATATAAACCACAATTAATAGAATATATACATCAAAATCATCACACTTTTGAAATTATTAATAATGCTATTGCAGTTGTAAATGATTATAATTTAATAGGAAATCCTGCTTTTATTCTTATTATTCCTATTATTCCGATAGGTGCCGGGATAGCTGCTGCTGCTGGTGTACTAAATTATTATGATAATACTATATTTAATTATATAAATTTGTTATTAGGAAGTAATAATCTGGGTTATATAAATAATATTAGTATAGCATCATTAAAAAATAGTTATGATATGGCTGCAGGTTTAGTTGGAAATAATGCTATTAATGTAACATTAACTAATATTCATCATTTAATATCACATGAGCATATTGTAAAATTATATTTTATAATATTAGTATCTATTATTATAATTATAAATTCATCACCTCTAGATTTAGCTCTTTATCATCTACCTCCTCCTAATATTCCTCATAGATTAGATCCAGCATCGGTGCAAAATAATATTATATTACCACTATTAGCGGTACCTGGTGTGTTACCTGGTGGTCCACCTTTACGCACGTCACAATTAGATGTAAATATTATAGCAGATTTATGTAGACATGTATCATATATACATATAAAACAATTATTATCAGTGGTAATATTAAATGACCCTCATTTGGTTGAGTATTATACATACCGCTTAATTGAACCAATACATGCAACCGTAATAAATATATTTAATACATATCCAAATGATGATATATTACCTGGTATAATACCATTAAATAATCCATATATTAATGATAATAATAATTTTTATATAAAATTAATAAAATGGGTTATATTTTTATTATCAAATAAAAATAATATACACGAACTACTATATTATACGATATCAGATTTTAATATTGTTTCAATAGATCAATTAAATATAGATGATACATTAAAAATTATTGCAAAATTATTATTTATATTTTTTAATGTTAATAATATAAATATTGATATATTTAGTAATCCATTCTATATTAATGAAAAAAATATATATAATAAATATAAAGTAAATTATAAAGTACATATTGATGTAATATGTAATATTATATTAAATCATTATGAAACTTTACAAAATAAACCTTTAAAACAAACATTATCAGATACTATATATTATTTACAAAAATGTTATTATGATGATATTTATAAAGGAAATATTAATATGGTTAATCATAATAATTTTAATAATATATGCACTTATAATTTAAGAAATAAAAATAGACCTGCTAATTACGAATTTGAGTTTTTAAAAGATCATCAACAACCTAGTGAATATAGTTATTATAATACATTAATAAATAATGAAGATCCATTAAATCAAAATAAATTTATAATTTCACATATGATTGGTTTATATTTTGAAGGTATTTTGCATAAATCACACATAAATAATTTAAATAATTTTATTGATATAAATATAAATAAAACTATATATAAATTAAGACTAAATGAAATACCAAATGATGAACCCGCTTTCCTTATAGTTCCACCTCCGCCTCCACCTGCCCCTCAATTCGCTCCATTTTTTATGGGTGCGTCTCACGCTTCCAATTTCTGGCATATATTTATAGTACCACCACTACCACTACAACCAACAACATTATTAAATAATATGTTACCGTTACCTTTTAATCATACTATAGGTTGGGAACAAGCAGGATCTATACATAGAGAAAATTTTTATAATTATTATATTATAAATGAATTTACAAATATAGGGATTATTAATAATAATGGCATTATGAATGGATTATATAGTCCTCCTTCTAATGAATTTTATTATATAACATTATTAAATAATATTAATTTTTATCAAACAAAAATATTAAATATAATAATTAATAATACTAAAAATATAAATAATATATTAGAAGAACTAAAAATAGGTAATATAACTAATTTAAATTTTTTATTTATTAATTATTATCCAGCCTTATTATGTATTAATCAAATTATAAATAATATTAAAAATTCATTAATTGAATTATATGAAAATGCACATTCAATAAATATTAATGGTAATCCTATAGAATTAAATAGTATTAATATATATAATAATTTATTATTAGCAAGAAATTTAAATTTAATAAATTCATTTATTTACATATATAATTATATATATACTCCCCATAAATTATTAAGATTAAATAAATTTAATTATTATCAAATTCCGGTTGATATAAATTCATTAACATCATATGTTTATATTAATAATAATTATGATAATAATTTATTATTTAATCAAGATATGGATGGTATTAGTGTATTAGTTCCTAATATTGATTTATTATATAATAATAATAATAATAATAAATTAGGAACTATTTTTTATGATATTAGTAGTAATTTTATAAAATTTTTAACATTTTATAATATTTTTAATCAAGTAAGGTTGTCACGTAAAGATAATATATTACCCCCTTCTTTATTAAATAATTTTGATATTTTTTATAAATATATAGTAATATTAACTATTAAAAATATAATTACATCTATTGATGATAATATGCAGGTACCTAATTTACTAAATCCAGATTTACACAATGCAAAAAATGAAATATATAATAATATGTTATTATATATCAATAATATCAATATCAATAATAATATTACAGGATATTATTATATAGCAAAACAGATAGAAATTTTAATAAAAGAATATATTAATACACAAAAAAATAATGCTATTACAAATATTTTTAATAATTATATATTAAATAATAATATAAATTTAGATTTAAATATTGAAAAATTACTAGTTAATAATATAAATTTAAATTTACATAATAATGAATTTATTTTAAATGAAAATTTAAATACATTAGGTGGTATTAATATAAATATTTATACTATCTCTGAAAAAATAAAACACAATAAATATTTTATATTATATCCAAATGATTTATCTAATGATATATTATTAAAAAATAAATATTATATTAATATTAACATTAATATATTAAATTTATTATTAAAATATAACGGTAACCCATATTTACTAAATAAAAATAATCATACTTGTTTTTCTAATTTATTAAAATTTTATTATTACATACCATTAGAACAATTAAAAAATAATATTGATTTTGATAAATTAAAAATAGAATTAAATTATATTAAAAATGATTATATTAATAATATTAATAAATTATTATATAATAATGATATATTTAATAATATATCTGATAATTTATATACAATTATTAATAATTTAATTTTATCTGATAATGATTTTAATAATAATATTATTAAATATATAAAAGAATCTTTTTATATATCCAGTTATTTAATATTACATTATTTATCATATCAATTTAGATTAAATAATAACACTAACATTATAAATATGAATGAATATTTATCATTAATTAATATTAATTATAATGATATTAATAAAAATTATTTATTTTATAATATAAATAATATACCACAAGATTATAATATTATAATTTATAAAAATATATTAGATAATTTAAATGAAATATTAATAGAAAATAATTCACGTTTAAATATATTAAATAATAATCGTATATTATTAATTATTAATAATCAACAAGTATTTCAAATATTAATTGATGAAATTAATATTTTACAGAATTATATAATAAATATTAATAATAATATATTATATTTACAAAATTTAATAAATATAGCACCATTTATTAATGTAGTTAATCCAATAGAAAATACTGATTATAATAATTTTATTGCAAATTATGATACTAATTTTTATAATAATAATATTCGTGAAGGAATTCATATTTTATATGTATGGACTGAATTATTAAAAAAACCAATTAATAATAATTATAATTTATTACCATTAATTATGTTAATTAAACAAAAAGAAAATTTAGATAAAGGTCTTAATAAAAATGAATTACTTATTATTAAAAGTTTTTATAAACATATATCAGAATTAGCAGAAGATTATTTTAATAATAATGATAATAATAGATTATCATCTATAATTAATTATATATTAAATTATATTACTAAAATAATTATTGGTTTTAATATTGTATATATGTTACAACGTTTAATATTTATATATTATTATAAATCATTAAATATACCAATAGCAGGTAAAAATGCAATAATAAATAATAAAATTAATGCATTTATGAATACACAATTATATGGATATAATTATAGTATCAAACAATATATTTATACTATAGCATGTCCAGATTTTGTTAAATTTGTTACTAATACCAATGATACTAATAAAAAAACAATAAATGAAATTTTAAAATCAATATGTAGATTAATAGATAGTAATCCTATATTTATTGAAGAAAATGTTAAAAATGAAATATGTAAAAAATTAATTAAATATTTTGATAATTTTACAGAAAAATTAATTTATTTATGGTATGTTAATATAGAAAATATATTAAAATATTTTATTAATAATTATAGATCTATTGAAACAATATATAATTTATTATAAAGTATTAATTATTTCAGTTATTTTTAATGTAAAACTATGATTCATATTTCTAAAATTAACATTTGATCCATCTGGATATAAAAATTTTATTGTTAAATTAGTTAATATTGATATTGGATATATAGTTGCATGTAAATTTTTTGGTTGTTTTATATATGTATTAAATAATATATCACCAGGAAATCCAGATAATAATATTTTTGCAAATGATGATTCCAACTTATTTGTATTATATATATATTCAATATCATTTAAATACATTAATATATAATTATAACTTCCAGCTAAATTAATAAAACCACTTGAATAATTTATAATATTTCCTACTTGATCTACATTTAATGAATTTATATATAAATCATTATTAGTTACTATATAATTAAAATCAGTTATTGAATACGGGTCTCCAACATTTTTAAATCCAAGTATATCACCTATAGTATCTATTTTATTGAAAAAAAGACGAATTTTCATTTGCATATTTATTACTATATTTTCACCTCCCCGTGATTCTGAATTAACTACTTCATTAATAATTTGTGATTGTTCACCTAAAATAATATCATAGGTTTGATCATTTAAATTAATACTATATATTTGTAAAGTAGTATTAATATAATTTGAAGATATTGAATAAATATTAAATGTATTATCTAGATTTATTTTTTTTATAGTTGTATCAGTTGCACCAAATATTGTTATTGTATCACCTACATTTAACATATTATTTTTATGTATTATACGTAATATATAATATTCTATATCATTTATAGTTTCTAATTTTATTAATAATGAATTTGGTAAATGTACATTTTGATATGATGAAAAAGAAACTATCTGTGTATTTGCATCAAAATTTACTGCAAATATATTATATACTTTCATTATATTATTTGATATTATACGAGGTGTTGAATTTAAATTATTTTGTAATTTAGTTAATAATGTAGCAGGTGTATATGAACCTTCATCAATTCTTGTTTCATAAATAAATGGACCATCATTTAAATTTTGCCAATATAATTTATCATTTATATTTTTTTTTACACTTAAATCTATATAAGGAAATTCAGAACTTATTAATTCTATTTCTACAACATTAGTAAAAGTTTTTTTTAAATTTATAACATAATCATTTGCATTTGGATATCCTGTTATTGTATTTATAATTTTCATTATTTGAACATTTGCACCACCGCATGTTATATTAATGTAAGGTATTTTATTTATTATAATTTGAAATGTATTATTATCTATTACATTAGATACTTCTTGGCAACTATAATAATTATCATTATTTATTGGATAATTTGCATTTATATAACCTAAATTAATTCCTGCTATATGTAAATATGTTATTTTAAATATTTGATTTATATTTACTAAATTATTTTTAGGATCAATATAAATTGTGGGTAATTCTATAAATATAAAATTATTATTTATTATTAATTCATCACTTATATTATTATCAAAAGTTTTTTGAATTAATGATATTAATGTATTTGATACATCAGATGGTATATTAATATGTGTTATATCATTTGCTATTAATATTTTTTGAATTCCTATTATATTATTTAATGGTATATTTTCTAACATATTATTTATTAATTGATCACCGTATAAATCAATATTTATATGTAATGAATTTACATAATTCTTATAATTTATATCTATTAAATTATTTGGTAATAATATTATTAAATATTTAAAATTATTTAATAAATAAAAATTATTTGATAATATTTTTGACATACTCACTACATTTTGTATTACTATTTTATCACCTTGTATTAAATTATGATTGGGATATTTTATAGTTATTATATTACTTCCCTGAGTTAAAGTTAATGGATTATTTGGTAATACTTTATTAGTATTAGATATTGTTATGTTTTTTGGACATATATTTCGGTGTGTACTATCTATATTTAATAAACTACTTCTTATTATTTTTTTCATACATATTATTTATATTATATATTTAAATAAAAATTTTATTAATCATTTTTAATATTTAATTTTGACCAAATAGATAATAAACTTTTAAATGGATAATATGGAATATTTATAAAAATACTTTTGAAGAAATAATTAAAATTATTTCTACATGAATATTTATAAGCAAGTGCAAATAAATAATCAGATAATCTATTTAAAAATCTAACTGATATTTTATTTTCTAAATTTATACAATTTCTTTCTACTCTACGACATACTGTTCGTGTAATATGTAAATTACATATTAAATAATTACCTTTAGGCATTATAAAATTTACTAATTTTGGTAAACTACTCATTATTTTATCAATTTCTGTTTCTAACATTGTTACATATTCATCACATTTAAAATTTAAATTATAATTTGCTATATATGATGATAATTCAAATAAAATTGATTGAATTTTTGGTAATAATTCACCTCTATCTAAATTACATAAAGATAATCCAATATGTGCATTTAATTCATCTATATCACCTAAAATAGATATAATATTATCATTCTTTAATAATTTTGAACCATCGTATAATGTTGTAAAACCTAAATCTCCTGTTTTTGTATATATGGGCATTTTTATTATATATGAAATATATTATCAATATAAATAATCTTCAATTTTAATTTATATATAAAGATATATATTTTATATATAAAGCTTTTTATATATACTTAAAAAAATTGATAATAAAAATTATTATAATACAATTTTTATTATAGTTTTATAATGTTACAGATTGAAAAGCGTGATAAAACATATCAATTATTTAATATCAATAAAATTAAGAATGCTATTTTAAAAACAGACAATATTAATATTAATATTGATATTATATTAGATAAAATTATTATTGAATTATCTAGTTATCTTGTTATTAATATTGAAGAATTACAAGATATTGTAGAAAAAATTTTAGTTAATGAAAATTATAATATTGGTAAAAAATATATTTTATATAGAAAATATAGAGAAACTTTAAGAAATAATAATAATTATAATCTTTCTAAAATTAAAGATGATGTTATTACAAATTGGGGACCTATTGGATATATAACTTTTAAAAGAACTTATGCTAGGTATATTAATGATACTTTTATTGAAGAATTTAGAGATACTATATTAAGAGTATTACAAGCATGTCAAGTACAATTAAAAGTAAATTTTACTATTGAAGAGTATAACTTAGCATATAAATATATGATGTCATTAAAAGGTAGTGTTGCAGGTAGATTCTTATGGCAGTTAGGTACTAAAACTGTAGACAAGTTAGGATTAATGAGTTTACAAAATTGTGCTTTTATTAAAATTAATGAACCTATACAACCATTTTTATGGATATTTGATGTATTAATGTTAGGTACAGGTGTAGGTGTTAATATTCAAAATGAGTATGTATCAAAATTACCATTAGTTCTTAATAAAAAATTATATTTTGAAAGAAAAGATACTAAAGATGCTGATTTTATTATTCCTGATAGTAGGGAAGGTTGGGTATCGTTATTAGAAAAAATATTAGAAGCATTTTATTATAAAGGTAAAAGTTTTACTTTTTCTACTGTTTTAATTAGAAGTGCAGGTAGTAAAATATCAAGCTTTGGTGGTATTGCATCAGGACCAGAAGATTTATGTATTGGTATTCAAAATATTATTAATGTACTTAATAATAAAATAGGTTGTAAATTATCTAGTGTTGACTGTTTAGATATAGTTGATATTATTGCATCCATTGTTATTTCAGGTAATGTACGTAGATCCGCTATTATTATGATTGGAGATTATTGGGATGATGAATATCTTAATTGTAAAAGATGGGATACAGGATTAATTCCTAATTGGAGATCTAATAGTAATAATTCGGTTGTTGTTAGTGATATTAGTAAATTATCAGATGAATTTTGGAATAATTATAAAGGTAATGGTGAACCATTTGGACTTATTAATCTTGAATTATCCAGAAAATGTGGTAGAATTAAAGATGGAGAATTATATCCAGATCCATATGTTGAAGGATATAATCCATGTTTATCTGCTGATACTCTTATTGCGGTTGCTGATGGTAGAGGTGCTGTAACTATTAAACAATTAGCAGATGAAGGTAAAGATGTTCCTGTTTATTCAGTTAATGAAGAAGGTATTGTAGAAATTAAATGGGGTAGACATCCTAGGGTTACAGGTGAAAATAAAAAAATGGTAAAAGTCATTTTAGATGATAATACATTTATTAAAACTACTTTAAATCATAAATTTAGATTAATTGACGGTACAGTTATTAAAGCTAAAGATTTAGAAAAAGGAATGTCATTAACTAGATTAAATAAAGTATATGCAAAAGTTAAACAAGACGATGATACAACTTATATTCGTGTTAATATGGATACAACTAATACTAGAAAATCTCAATTATACGAGCATAGATTAATTGCTAAATTTAATGATCCAAATAAATTTGAAGAATTATTCAATGAAGGTATTAATAATGGTATTATTAAAGGTAATGTTGTTGTACATCATAAAGATTATAATGGATTAAATAATTGTCCAGATAATTTAGAAATTATGACATTTAAAGAACATTCTAAATTTCATGGTGAACATGATCAATCTGGTGAAAATAATGGTATGTATGGTAAAAAACATTCAGAAGAAACTAAAGCATTAATAGGTGCTAAATCTAAAGAAAGATGTACTAATCCAGAATATACTGCTAAATTATCATTAGCACAAAAAAAATCTTTTGAAAATAATCCTGAATTAAAAAGTAAATCTATTGAAAATATGAAAAATACACAACAAAAAGAATATAAAAAATGGTGCGATGAAATTATTGAAACTACTGATTTAAATGTAATTATGGTAGATGGTGTATTAAAAATTAATAAAAATTGTGAAAATTGTAAAAAAGAATTTATTGTATCATATAATAATAGAGAATGTTGTTATTGTTCTTTAGACTGTAGCAATACATCTTCTAAAGCTATTGAAAATAGAAGAGTTGCAAGAAATGTAGGATTACTTGAAAAACAAAAACAAATTCTACATAATCAAATTATGATTTATAAAGATTTACAAGATAAATTAAAAAGAGATCCTATGAAGAAAGAATGGGAAAATTTATGTAGAGATCAAAGTATTCCTTTTAGAATTCGTCATGGTGATAATGGAGGTAATGAATATGCATTAAAATCTTATAAAGAATTAAAAGAAAAAGCTATAGATTATAATCATAGAGTTAAATCTATTGAATTTTTAGAAGAAAGAGAAACTGTTTATAATATTACGGTTGATGATAATCATACTGTAGGTATTTTTACTACATATAAAAATTTTGTAGGTAATGGTATATTTGTTTTCCAATGTGGAGAGCAAAGTTTAAATAATAATGAAACATGCTGCTTATCAGAGATATTTTTACCAAATATAGAAAATTATGATGAATTAAAAAATGTAACAAATATATTATATAGAATTTGTAAACATTCATTAATGTTAGATTGTCATCATGAAGAAACTAAAAAAATAGTTCATAAAAATATGAGAATGGGTATTGGTATTACCGGTTATATGATGGCTACCGAAGAACAAAAATCATGGTTATCGCCATTATATGAATATATTAGAGAATATGATAAAAATTATAGTATTGAACATAATTTTAATCCTTCTGTTAAATTAACTACTGTAAAACCATCGGGTACACTATCTATATTAGCAGGTGTAACACCTGGAGCACATCCAGGTATTTATAAATATTTTATTAGAAGAATTAGAATATCTTCAAGTAATCCATTAGTTAAATTATGTAAAGAAAATGGATATAAAATAGAATATCAATTAAATTTTGATGGTACAGATGATAAAAATACAAGTGTTATTGAATTTCCTTGTTGTTATCCTGAAGGAACTATTTTAGCTAAAGATATGACTGCAATAGATCAACTTGAAACAATTAAAAAATTACAAAATGAATGGAGTGATAATGCTGTATCAGTTACCATTTATTATAGATTAGAAGAATTAGAAGATATTAAAAAATGGTTAATAAAAAATTATAAAAATAATATTAAATCATGTTCATTTTTATTACATAATGATCATGGATTTAAACAAGCACCTTATGAAGAAATTACAGAAGAAGAATATAATAACTTGAGAAAAAATACTATTCCTATTAAATCAGGTTATATTTTACCAGAAGATGATGTAACATTAGAGTGTACAGGTAATTCTTGTCCTATTAAATAAAAAAATAATTCATTTATATTAAGATATTTTAATAACATAATTAAACTTTATAATATAATATATTTTAAATATATATTATAATAATGTTAATAAATGATTATTTTTTAATATTAATTAATAAATATAACTTAAATGATATATATTACAAATATATAATATTTAATATATTATATTCTTTTATTAAAGAATCTTTTTATTGGACATTATTATATTTAAGTAATATTATTAAAGATAATGTAAAATTATTATATCATTTTGCATTAGTATTATTTACATTGCATACAATTACCATACCATTTGAATATTATTTAAATTTAATAAAAATTAAATTAATAAAATCAATAAAAATAGCTAATTCATTATATTTTAATAGTAAAATAATTAATTTATCAAAATTAGATATTCTTAATATTAATTTAGTTGAAATTTATTCTAATATTGATAAGATTAATCAACATTTAGAAGATTTTATTAATAATATAAAAAATAAATATGATATTTATATTAGATTTATTACATTAATTATTATTATATTTAATAAAAATAATTCTATTATATTAATTATATTAATTATTATATATTATTTAATTATTAATTATCTTAATAATGAAAAATATAATGAAGAATTATTATTAATAAATAAACATGTTATATATGAAAAAAATATTAGAAATTATTTTATTAATAGTAAAAATAATATTATGAATAATATATTTAATAATAATTATATTAATAATAATATTTATAATACAGAAAATACATATAGTAATATATTAAAATTAAATAATAATTTAAATATTAAGTGTGATTCTATTATATCATTATTATTATTATTTTATATTGTTATTGGTATTAAAGATTTAAATTATTCTAATTTCTTTTATTATTTTTTAATTATATATGATATTGAATATGTTACTGATAAAATTAATGAATATTATAAATTACAAATTCATTATAATAAATCTGAAAATAAAATTAAAGAATTATTTAATATGAAAAAAATTATTAATGAAATTACTTATAATGATAAAATTAATAAAATTATTATTAATAATATATTTAATAACAAACCTAAATTAGAATTAGAAGAACAATATATTATTAATGAAAATGATCATATATTATTAAATGGTGTTTCAGGTAGTGGTAAAACATCTCTATTATATATATTTAAAGGTATTCTTAAACCAGATAATATTGATATTATACCTGATTTAAAAATTATTAATAAATATTCTTTTATTACATTACCTAATCATAAAAATTTATTTAATTCATATTTATATGATATTATAACTAATTATGATGATAATAAAGATTTAAATTTAATTGATTATTCTATAAAAAAAGCTAAATTTAATAAATATGAAAATGAATATATTGAATTAGAAAAATTAAGTAGTGGTGAACAAGTTCGTTTATTAATTGCTAAAATTATTTATATTGTAAAAAAATATAATTTTAATATATTATTATTTGACGAAATAGATGAAAATTTAAATAATGATTTATCATATACTATATGTAAAAATATTAAAGAAATTTTTAAGGATTATATTATTTTATATATATCACATAATACCATTATTAATACATTATTTTCAAAAAAATTAAATATTAAAGATGGAATTATTACAATTTAATAAAAATTGATTATTAATATTACTAATAAAGAAGCACTAAAAGATAAAATACATGAAATTCATAATTTATTAGATAAAGTAAATTTAAAAAGACCAGATTGTGAATTATCTTATTTTTTAAATTAGCTAATAAAGATAAAAAATTATCTGATTTAATTCGTAATAATGTTTTAGATTCAATTTCATATAATTTTTCATTAGATAATGATTCTATATTTTCAGATAATATATTTTTTAATAATTTGTTCATTAGATAATTATTCTATATTTTCAGATAATTGTAAATAACCATGATCTAAACAAATTATCAATTTATATTCATAATTTTAATATTAAAAATTCAGTTATAAATATTATAATTTTTAAATTCATATTCTATTTGATTTAATAGATTAATATTAACACAAAATAATTTTTTTTTATTTCAATTGTAGCATATTGTGAATCTCTTTCAGGAATATTTATTGTAATATCTAATTTACATGCATTATATAATTTATTATAAATCAATTTTTTTATACTACAAATAATACATTGTAAATATAATTAAATTATAAAATATATTAATATTATAAAGTAGATAATGAATAAATTCCTTTATAATATTATTATATGAAATAACTGGTTGTGGAATAACATATAGTAGAATAACATGTATTAGAATTATCTGGTAATGAAATAACATACGGTGAACTAACATATAGTGATGTATAATTGGAAATAATATTTTGTGAAATATTAATAAATTTATTTTTTTTATTAAAATTTTTTATAAATTCATTTGGATTTTTAATGAATTCATTTATAATATTATTCATATTATATATATATATATATATAATATTATTTTGTTAAATAAATTTTAAAAGTTTTTTATAAAAAAATTACTAATTATATTTAAAGAATTATACTAAACGGATTCTCATATAATTTTTAATGCTATAGAAAAAGATAATATTAATAAAATAGTTTATAAAATATTTCAGAAAATATTGGTAATCTACATATTAATAAAATAATATATCTAACCAATTTTAATAAAAAAATAATTATTGAGAAATAAATAACATATAATATTAATTTAATTATTTTAAACAAATAGTGCTATAATTATTCAAAGAAATTTTAAAATAGTTATTAATAAATATTTTCAAATTGATCTTAATTCAAATTATGCTAATTTGAATAGTATTGAAGGATTCTCACACATGTTATTAGTAATAAGAAAAATATTAATATTATAACTAATTGTATTAAATGTATTTATATAAAATGTTTATATCAATTTATATGATTGTTTATTTTCATTTGAATGTTTTTATTAATATGACTGATTTTGAATATTTATTATTTGAATATGGTAATCGTTTATTAAATATTTTTGAAAAAATATGTTTATACATTAATAATCCAAATTATAAAACAGTTCCAATTTATATTATAGAAAAATTTAATAATTATTTCATAATTTAAATAAATTTAAAGAATGGTATGCATCTAATATAGATGCTATTGTATTACATATCAAACATACTATAATTATATAATAAATTAAAAAATATTATATGAATTAAATATTTTTTATAATATTCATAATATAAAAAATAATTATGATATATATAATTCAATAAATGCAAATTATTAAAAGAAATATAATAATAATATTATTATGTTAAATAATAGTACATTTATTAAAACACAATATTGGATTTATAAAACAATTAAAAATAATGATAAATATATTAATTTATAAAATAAAATGATAACATTTAATCATATTCATTTATTTGGTATACTTGATATTATTACTGATACTGAATTAATTAAATTAGAATAAACATTATAATATTGATAAATTAATATTATTTCAATATAAATTTAAATATTAATATTAAAAATATTATATCTAATATTGATGATATTATGATAGAAACATCAGTTACTATGGATTTAAGGCAAACTATTTTAGAGGCATTACATTTATGTATTTTACCAACATCTAACCTATATCAATTATTAACACAAAAAATTAAAATTTTTATTATTAAAGAAATAAAAAAATTAAATGTATTATACCATATATTGATAATTTAATATATAAATTATTGCATATGGCAAATATTAATAAAATAGCACATTTATATATATATAATAAATTAATTAATAAATTTTTATTAGATTCTAATAAAAATTGATTATTAATATATATATAAATATTACATTATTACTATTATAATGTCAACTATTTCTAATAAAGA